TGTACCGATGATTTTAATCATGCTACCAGCTATATTGTTCCCTGCGCTTATACCAGCCGCGCTAGCTTCTGGGTCTAATTGCCCACGGATAGCCCCGCTGATGCCTTTGGCTGATGGCACAATCTGCACATATGCTTGACCTAAATCAGTAGCCATCTAACCACCTCCTTCTAATATTTTTTGTCTCATTTGCTCGAACTCCTCGCCAGATGAAAACGTTAGCTGACTTGACTCTTTTTTGACATTTGTCAAACTATCAAATATTGAGTCAGGTTTATTGCGTCCTTTTTCAGCGTCCACAGTTTTAGACCAAAGCAACATCGCTAATCTGTCACTAACACCAGCCAATAGCAATGTGTCAAGCGGTACAGACTGCTTGCTGATGCTCATTTTGATGCGGCTGTCATCTCTCAAACCATACGAAAAAACAGCTACCATTTGGAGCGGTAGCTGTCGATAATCGTATATTTGATAAGTTTCTGCAAGGTCACAGATTAGTGCATCCTCATCAAATCTAATCATCCCAGCGAGGAGCGTTATTTTTTTAGCGTTTGAGACTCGAAAATTTCCATAATTTCAGCGGATAGTTTTTCAGAAGAAACAAATCCTTCATCATCTCGTACATGATTTTTGAGTGCTTTAGCTTTACTGTCTCCGAGTAATAATTTGATTACACGAGGCAACGCCAACGGACTTTCTTCAACATCACTAATCGCTTCCAGCAACTCGTAGTTATTCAAACGTTTATCTTCAATCTCAAATTTAAATCCTGATTTAGTTGTTCCTTTTAACATTATGCTCAACCTCCTTAAACTGCTGACGATTTGATGTACTCGTAGTGTGTATTTTCGTTTGTATCAGGTAGCGCAGCCCATGTCGTTTCATACCCAATTGCGTCAGAATCTCCATAAGAGATGTCGCCGATTTCAGAAACTTTGGCGCTTGGTAGTACGATACGTTTCAAAACGCCACCTTTCAGCACCATATCCACAACGATAGCATGTTCTACTAACTCTTTAGCGTTAGCCTTAATCGTGATACCAGTGTCGATAGTTCCAGTTACATTGCCAGCACCATAGACTTCTTTAAGCACTTCAACGTTCAATACCTCGATTAGAGTAGACTTGAACGTGTCCTCTTTCTCTGTTTGAGTTGATAATACAACCTGACCACCCCAAGCCTTTGTCGACTTGCTTGATGGCGAGTTGGTATTCGTCATACCGTCCTCTGAAATATAGCCTAAACTTTTGAAAGCTGCATTTAAAGCAGTTGTTGCGTCGGTTGGTAGTGCTGTTCCGAGTGGCGCCGAATAAA